AGTGCCGCAAGCTTTTCATTACCGATATGAAAGAAGAACTCTTTCTCGACCATTCCGTCTACGAGCGTTGGTATGGCGGGGACCCCCGGGGGTTTCCCCCGCCGCTTTTGTCAAAATCGGCACGGGGCCGAACATGTAAGTCTTGCTTACAAGTTGAAGGTTATGCAGTTTTTCAGCAGCCGCAGTTGCAGTTGTTGTAACCGCAGCACCCCGTGTAGGGGTTAGGCACCTGATAGGACGGCACCGGGGCCGGATTGATTCGACGAATCAGCTCTGCGGTCTGTGCGTCAGCCATTGCAGCCAAATAGCTGTTCTGCGCATTCTGGCTAGCCTGGAACTTCAGGCTCTGGTTCTCGGCCGTCAGGCTCTGGTTCTCGGCCGTCAGCGTAGAAATCTTGTCCTGCGTCAGGAAATCCAGAATTGCACGGCTGTTTGCATTGGCGTTGTCGATGATGTCGCGAGTGCTGTTCTGAATGGTGTTGCGCGTGTCGCATGCCTGCGTCGCCATATTGTAGTTCACGCCATCAATGGCTCGCTGCGTGTCGCAGCAGCACTGTGCCATCTGGGCACTCAGGCTGTTAAGGCCCTGCTGGGTCTGGTAACCCAGGGTACACACAGCATTATCAACACCATGGAAACCATTGCTCACGGCATCACGAATGGCGCTCTGGCCGTTCTGGAGGCCCTGAAGGGCAAAGCCCTCATTGATGTCGGCACGGGTTGCAATGCCCTGCAAGCCGGACGAATTGGCGCCGCCATTGTTCCAGCCTCCAAAGCCGCCCCAGCCAAACATACCGAAAATCAGGAACAGGATAATCCATGCGCCCCAGTCGCCTCCCCACATGCCACCGTTGCCATAGCTGTATGCAGGCTGCACCGGCATGGTCAAAGTTGTGTCGCTCGAAAGAGACATATTTCTTACTCCTTTGTTTTTTATATTTCAAAACCGTGGCCACGGATTTTGAGCACTATTTCCCAAACATTCCACGCATAGAATTAAACATCCCCTGCATCTGCTGGGCCTGCTTTTGCACTTGGTCAAGCTGCGCCTGCGAAATGCGCCCGCTGCTCACCATTTCTTGAATCATGGCGTTCGGGTCTTTACCCTTCATTTGCTGCATAAAATTCTGAAACTGTTGAAGCATAGGGTTGTTCTGCTGGCCGCCCATGGCGTTAAAAAATGGGTTCATTCCGCATCCTCCTTTGCAGGCTTCTCCTCCTTTGCTGCCAGCGCATCCAAGCGGGCCGCAAGGGCCTGCAATTCTGCCTTGGTAGCAAATTCTACATTTGGCGTCTGCTGCGGCGCTCTAGAGCTTCCAGTGCGCTCTACAAGGTCGTAAATCTTGATGGACGGTTTACCGGAGGCATCCGCCTGTTTTAAGTAAATAGTCGGTGCAGTGCTGTCCCACAGTGCAACGGCACTGTTAGGCGCAACAAGGTAGTTCATGGCCTCCCGTTCACCGTTCACCCACACAATGCTTTGCCCGGGCTGCCCCGGCGGCTGCGGCATGGGCTGGTACTGCTGCCGTAGCTGTGCAAGCTGGTCTTGCATCGGCGGCTGATAATATCCCGGCTGATAGCCCCCATAATAATTCCCGTATGCCATATTCAATCACCCTTTTCCCAGTAATACAGCGGAATCTCTCCGCCGCTATCCCATGTGTCAAACCATTCCCCGTTCTTTACGCATACCACATGCCCAGAAAGAGCCAAAACATATGTTCCTTGCGGATGTTCCTCTGCAAACTGTGCTACTGTGTAGCAGTCTGGGCATGTGTTTGGCAGCATTTTTCTCTCAAAGCCCATTGCATGCAAATAGGCGCCCCACACATGGTTTGCGCTGGGCATATCTCCCATCATGAAGCCTTGCAGTGCAAGTCCCACATAGATTTCTTCCCAGCTTTTCCCAAGGGCTTTTGAAATGGTGCGCACGGTGCAATCTCCAACGTTTTTGTGTTCCGGGTTAGCGTTATAGCTCACAAAGCCCACGTTCCATTTCACTCCCTTCCGATGCGTGTATTTCTTCGCCTAGCTCTGGCAGCGTCAAAGCTTCACAATGCCTGTAAAACATTTCTATTGCCATGGAATACCCGCATCCACTTTGCATCATTTTTCCTATATATTCATTCATAAGCTCACCATAAAAGGGGGCGTTGCGTATACGCGCCTGCGGCGGGCGGGGTGTGTTCGCCTCTTGCCCCTCTATCTCAATTTTAGGCAAAAAAAAGAGGGGAAACCTTTCGGCTTCCCCTCTGAAAAACGTCATATTTCTCGCATGATTTTCTTCGCTACAGATTTTATTTTTCTCTGTATCGTGGCCTCTGAAACGTTCAGTGCCATACACATTTCAACGGTACTTTCCCCGCGCCTGCGGCGCTCGAACACCTCCTTTTCCAAATTGCTGAATCCACAGTCTCTTATAAACCTGTCGCATTCCGCCCGGCTGAAGTCAAACTTGTACATGGCTTTCGCTCACCGCCTGTGCCACCGGCGTAGAAGCCGTGTTCGGAAAATATGCATTCACCACCACAAAGCAAAATGCGGCGCAAAACACAAGCGTTTTCACAAGGTCAAAAATGCAGCGCCGCTTTTCCCGCTTTTTGTACTCACGCACAATTTCCATTGCCATGCTCATTTCTTCTTCCTTATGTTCCATATGCACACCTCTCATCCCTTGAAAACTTAATCATATGGGTTAGATGTTTCGCTGCCATTGCTCAAAATCCACATAAACGAGCGCTGAGCCCGCGTCAGTCCAGGCAGGCTGTCTATCGCATTCTTCCTGTCTTCGTTTCTTACTCCCCCTTCTCCATCCCAATTTTCAATCTGCTTGTAATACGCCCAAAGCGCAAGGCCGTCTGTCCCGAACTCTTCATACATGTCGGCGTATTTTTCTCTTGTTTTTGGCACAGAATAGTCATCGAACATTTCGCTTAATGCAATGTCCTTGGCCGCGGCATATGCGTTTTGTAATGCATCTGCCTTTTGCTCATCTGCCAGGGAATCATATCCTGGCATTTCTAAAAAGGCATTGGCAGCTTCATAGGATGCCTGTCCAAGCAATCTCTGGAACTCCGAATACTGCTGGTTGTCAAGGTCTACTTCTTCCCCCGCTACCGTCACTGTGCGGTCTGCTTTGTGCGGAAAAACACCGCTGTTGTTCGTGGCGTCATATAGCCGCATAATTTCTTCATCAATCGGTGTCTGTCCTCCGCTGTAACCAAGCTGTCCAGGGTTCAAATATTGTGCAAAAGCAGCCTCCAACGAATTACCGCTTCTCTGCACCTCATTGCCCCATGTGTCGTAAGTCGCAGGCAGTGTTTGAGAAAGTCCAGGTATTTTGCTTTTCAGCGTATCTATCTGGGTTTTTAAAAAATCTCCTTTTGAATAGGTCGAACGCTGTGTGGTGTCAGCCACGCGGGCCGTCGCTCCTACTAAAGAGGGAATCAGGCGTTGCGGTGTTTCCAGCACTTCATTTGTCATGTTTTCTGTCGGGGAACCATAGCCGGAAAATACATCCAACAGGTTTTGCAATGTGCTCTGCTGCAACAGCGTGTCGCCAAAAGCTGATACGCTGTTTTTTATGATGCTCGCAAGGTCTTTGGCCTCTATGCTTCCGTCCTTGTCAAGCTGGCTCATAATAGTGCTGCCCAACACAAGGCCCATTGAACCGGGCTGCGCCCAGTCATAGGTGTAATAATTATCCCCAAACTTCACCGCATAGGGTAACCATCCCTGCTGTTTCTGAAACGCCGCCTTGTCTGGGTCTTCGTCTTCCGGGCCTGTAATAATACCCTTGTTATAAAGCCCAATTCCCAGCAAAATTGCCAGTGTACCCGTTGTGGCTTTTGCCACTTGGTCTATTACGGCCGAGGCTTCTGTGCCATTCTTGGCCATTTTCACAGCAGAAGCAATTCCCGCTGGGCTGTAATCCAATGCGCGCATCGTTACGTTTGCTGGTGTCTTGGTAAATGGCAGCAACGTTTCACCTATGAATCCGGTATTTCTCTTAATGCTGCTCACTAACCTTGTCAGGGCGTTGTCATCCTTGAAGGTGGCTTTCATGGCCTCCTGCACAGCCCGGTCAATAGCAGAGGCAGGAACAGCATCCAGAGTTTTGGCACCAGATGCCTCAATAGCTTTGGAAAGATAAGACTTAAAGCGTTGTGCCACAAACCCTTTGTCGCCTAGTTCCAGCAGGCCGTAGGTCAGCTGCCGCACATTTTCTGTCACGCTTTTTTCGCTTGAAAGCGCATCAAACACAGAATCGCCAGTCAGTTTTTGCGAAATCGTGTTCAGTCCACCTTTTATTCGGCTTCCTACATCTTCCAAAACGGGAATATCGCCAGCTGTACGTCCATTCAGCCCTTTGAACATTTCTTTTTCACGGATGCCCTGCGTAGCGCTGTTTTCCCACTTGCTTGCGGTATTGTCAATCCTTCCCTTTATTCTGTCATACACCTGCGCGGCAAGGTCTTTGCTCTCTTTGCTGGCAGTCAATGCCAGTTCCGGCTTAAAGTTAGGGTTTGCCTTGCTGTATAGCTTCTGTCCAACAGCAGAAATCTTATCTGAAATAGCCGTCGCAGGCATCATTGCAATATTGGAAAGTACATTTCGCACCTGTGTTCTGGGGTTTAGCAGCATAGCAATATGCGAAAGTTCTACCACTTTTTCCTTCATCGTCGCAGGGTATTCTTTTGCAATGCGTCTCCCTACGCCTTCGTATAAACTCTTTAACGCCTCCTCGTCTCCTTTGGCCACATCGCCAAATGCCTTTATTTCATTATCTGTCAGGGTAAAGTCTTTCCACTTTTTCCCGAATTTCTTCGCCCCCTCGGCGTTCATTTTATCTATCTGCTTTTGCAAATAGGAAAGGGCCGTCATGGGGTCTTCTTTCATCAGGGCAATCGCTGCCGCCTGGCTGAATTGGCCACTGCTTGTCAGCGCTGCGCTCATGTCTCGCAAAAGCTGCGCTGCATCCTCGCTTTTCCCTTGGCGTATCAGTTCATCAGCAATGTTCTTTCCAAGCGGAATCGCTGCCGGGTCTCTTGTTTCCAGCAAGCTTCTGAAATTGCGCTGCGCTTCTTCCAGCCCATTCCCCCATGCAGCATCCGCTTTTGCAATGGTTTCTGTGTTGGAAAGCTGCCTGTATATCTCCGGCGTGTCCACAAATTCAGCTTTTACTTCGTCTGGCAAGTCGCTTTTTGTACGCAGGCTTTCTGCGAATCCTCTTTCTCGCATACCGTTTGGAATGTCAGTTTCTAATGCACTGCCTGTTGCCTGCCCCCGCGTCAATCCAGAAACGGGCGCGCTCACGCTCATAGAGGCATCATCCATTAACGAGGGAATATATTCCGAAAAAGTTTCCGCTGTTTCTTCGCTCAAATAAGGAATTTCACCCACAGAAAAAGCAGCTTGGTTATCCAAGCTGCTTACTCGTTCTGTTGCATTCTCTCCATAGCCAACTCTGTAAGAGTTGCCAGTGCCAGGTCTTCCTCCAAGTCTTCCCATTCGCCCGGCTTGTACTTCTTCCACCACTCCGGGTCCTTCAACAAGTCTTGCTGGTTGTCCATACGGGACGTCGTTTGAGTATTTGACATAGCTATCAAAGCCTCCTTCTTTTTTTAGTATATCATAAACTTCGCTCGGTTTCCACCCTACACTCAATACATAATTCGGGTCTACAAACCGCCCCGTGTTCTGAAACCGGGAAACTGCTCGGCGCGCCGCCTTGTCCGGGTCAAGCTCATTCAGGCTCAAGTGAACACTGTACCCGTTCTGTTTCAGACGTTTTAAAGTATCGCGTAATTTCTGCGGGTTCTTACCCACCCACGGTATCACGATGTTTTCGCCATTCTGAACAGCTGCACGAAGCATAAGCGTTTCTGCTATAAATGCGCTTTCCTCATGCACTCGCCCTGCGCCAAATCCGCCGTCAAACTCCGGTAGCATTGTTTTCGCCGTGTCGCTGTCAATAATGCGGCTGCCATATTTCTGTGATAACGGGTTTGCCAGCACGCTGCTCTTGCCTGCCGCTGGCGGGCCTATCACAATATCTGCCCTTCTCTCCTGCTTCACCGGGCCATTGAATATCTCATTTCCGCCTGCATCTTTGCCCGAAAAGCTACCCATCCGCATTAAATCTTCAGCGATTTCCTGTCGCAACGCCTGCCTTTCCGGCGTGTTGGTTGCCACTGTCGGTGTCTCAAACATTGCTTTTCTGCGCGCCTGCTGTATCTCTGGGCTGCGGTTTATCTCATTCCAGTCTGCCATGTTCACATCTAGTTCTGCAAGAGGCCGGGCTGCCTCGTCATCCATTACAGCGGGAATTGCATTCTGCGCCGCCCCAATCTGCATTCGAGGAATTTGTAATTCCGCATTGGTCTTGCCTATTTCAATCAACTCGTCCCGGTACGCCAATGCAGCGTCATAGTCCATTACGGGCAGAGCGTCCAATTCTTCACGTGTCCACCTGTGGAATCCGCCGTCTGCCTCACTAATGCCCAATCTGGCTGTAATGTCATCAATCCCTACGCCATCCGCCAGCTTCATTACAAATACATCCTGCGGCCCATACGTCCAGCCGGCCGGTGCATATTCCGGATTCCAAGGCACTCGCGCCACAGGCTCAAAGCCATGCTTAGCATACAGGTTTACAAGCCTATCGCCATAGCAGTCCAGCTTCGTGCCTCCGTTATTTACCGCATTCAGTAAAAGCGAACTCCCTGCCCCTTTGGCGCCACTTTGCGGGTTTTTAAACACCGCTTCAATATCTCCATCTGCCGTTACCAAGGCGCCAGCCAGCCCATCACGGCTCATAAAGGTAACAGTGCCCGGCTGTGTCAGCTCTTCTACGCTTTTTCCGCTCACCATCAGGCCATGCGGGTTGTTCTGCCGCGCCTGTTCCAAGGCAGAAGAAAAGAGCTGCGGTTCACTCGTCGTGTCCCGTAGCTCTAACGGCGTCGCGCCTGTGCGCGCAACTGCATTATTGATATTTTCTGTTGGGCTCAAAAATCCACGTAATACTGAATCTCCGTCAGCGGGGTTCCCTCCGCCGCCATCTGCAAAGCCCATTCCCTGTCCCATGGGCAAAGCGTCTTCACCCAAGCTTCGAACTCTTTCTGCTCCTGTGAACTCATTCTGCGCACCTCCCGTGCTGCTCATAGTTTCACTATATGCCACCCTTTGCCCATTGTCAAGCCCTTCACGAAGCACACGCCGTGTTTCGCTGCTCGTTTCCGGCAGTTTCACGCCCGTGGCCTGTTCAAAGGCTGCGCGGTTTACGCCACCGGGCTTCAAGGTTTCCATCTGGGCATTTGTCAATGTTCCTGCTCGGTATGCCCTCGCCAGCTCATTTACGCTGCCCTGTTCTTCCTGCCGCAGCACATCATCCAAAATCACGGGTTCTTCTGCCTCCAAGGGCAAAAATTCCCGCTGTTGCACATAATCCGGGTATGCTTCTGTCAGGTTGTCTACCATCCGCTGTTCCGTGTCTGTCAGTTTCAGCCCTTGGGCCATTTTATCCAGCGCTGCGCTCTGTGCGGCAGACATCACCGGCCGTCCATGGAACAAGTCACTAAGCGCACGCATCGCCGCCGGGGCCAGTTCGCCCGCTACGTTAAAGCCTGCGTTTGTGGCAATGTTTATTCCAGCCTCTTTTAGAATGTCGCCTATAGTCAGGGCCTCTTCGCCTGGTGCCAATCCTTCTCTCTGCTGCCGGTTATATTCGTCTAAAAGCCTTAACACGGTCGGGGCGGTGTCAAGCCCCAAGTCCAGCAGGGTATCGCCCAACATGCCAGTCAGGGCTTCCTGTGTGGCTACCTGGCCCAGAACGGGAATACGCTGCAATGCCTGCGCCGCACCCGTAGAGGCCAGCCGTTCCCCGGCTCTGCCCAGTGCAGAACCCACTCTGGGAATTGCTTTCATAGCCGCGCTGCCAAGAGCATACTGCCCCAGCATGCTGCCCATATAGCCCGCGCCATATGCCAGCGGGTTTTGTGTCTGTGCACTCTCGCTGCGTTCTGAAAGCCCAAGAGGGTTTGCACCTTCAAACCCAGCATTTTCCCAGTTGCTGTCTTCTAAGGATTCTCGTATCTGCGGCACAAGGGGCAGCGCATTTCCTGCGCCGGAAAATGCGCTGCGCACCCCGCTCAATTTAGTGGCCAGCGTGTCCATAATTTGGGTTTGCATCAAAAGGCGTTCAACTTCTTCTGTGCTTTGCCCCAGTTCATGCAGCCGCCGGGCCGTCTCGTAGTAAACATCAAGGTCGGGCCCTACTGTGCCGTTCCATGTTTCCAGGGCATCCCGTACAACCTCTTCTTCGGCAGCTGTCATTTTTCGGCCCGGCTGCGCCAATTCATACAGCATACCCCAGCTTAGAGAATCCTTTGCTTGCTGTAAGTCGTTTTCTTTCTGTTCGGCAAGCTGAGCTTCCAATCTCGATTCTTCATCCAGTGCAGCCTGAAATGCTTCTGAATAGCTATACCCATCCGGCGCATATACTGCCCCGGCATCCCGCAGGTCTGCAATTCTCAGGCGCACTTCAGTTAGGTCATCCTCTATCTGCTCTACCGCAGATTTCTCCTGTGTTTCTTGTACTGGTTCTTGCGTTGCCTGTTGCTCGGCAGCAGCTTTTTGCTCTGCTTCCTCTTCGCTGCGCGTTACCATATCTTGCCCGGAAAGCTCCATATATTTCTGGTAATACTCATCCCGCTGGGCTTCCATCCCGGCAATCTCTTCTTCAGAGGCGCCCCCCTGTTTTGCCTCGCTAATCCGTTGGTTCTCATTCTGCCACTTCTCGGCCCAGTATTCCTTATTTTCTGGGTCTTGGCGAAGCGCTTCTGCCTCTTTTTCTTCCCGTGCGGCGGCCGCTTCATCCTCTTCTTTTTGCAGCCTATCTGCCTCTGCTTTGGCCTCACGGTACGCCTCCGCCGTGCCGTTCGCTTCCGAAATAGAAACGCCTCGGCGCTTCTCGTCGTTTGTGCGCGTGTCGCCTGTGCCAGTCGCCCCGCGGGAACCATAGCGGTTTGCTCCCCGGTAAGAAGCATTCATTTCCTGTCTGGCCTGTTCAGCCTTTTCCTGTGCAACCTGCGCCGGGGTTTTCATGCTCTCCAGCGCAGCAAGGTTTTCTTCATACGTCGGGTTGAACGCTTCCCCCCACAGCGGGCTATCGTCTATGACAAAATCCATCTGAGAAGAGGCAGAAGGCTTGTATTCCTGTTCGTCCTCCAAATAGGGAATCTGCTGCTCCCCCGCTGTGTCGCGTGTCTCTCGCACTGTTTCTGTGTGCTGCTGCGCCATTTCCTTTATTCGATTCGGGTTGTTTTTCACTGCCTTTTGAAATGCTTTTTCAAACGCTTTTTTATAGACATCGCTGTTACGAATATCAGAATATTTTGCCATAGCTCCACCCACCTTTTAACGTCCTAAAAACTGTCCGGGCCTGTACCCCAAAATCTGTTGTAATGTTGCTGATGTAGGGCTGGAAAGATATTCCTCCGCATCCTTTTCAGCCTGTCGTGCAACCATATCTTCATAGAAACTATTACTGTTCTTTCTGCCGCTGGAACTGCCTTGCGTTGTGCTTGTACTGGACACGGTATTGGTCGGAGAGTATGAGCGTCCTGCTACGCTGGAAGCATAGCTGCCGCTGTTCCCCGCCAAATCCAGCATTCTATTCAGGTATTCATTGGTAAGGCTGAACTGTGTGTTGTAATTGTCGGCGGCCGCCTGCGCAATCAGGTTTGCCAAATTGTTTTCAAGCTGCTGCACGGCGTTCGCCTTCTGCATTTCCATCTCTGAAAGCTGGTTATTATACGCCTGCAAAGCGCTGGCCTTGTTCGTGTTCCAGTCGTTCATCAAATCAGCCAGGCTGTCATTGCGGCCGGAGTCAATGGTGTTGCGGCTGTTGCCGTAGTTGTTATACATGCCGGCCAGCGCGCTTTCGCTGGCGCCGCCCGAAAGGCCCTGCGCCGCAAGCTGCTGGCCCATATCGCGCTTGTTCATCATATAGTTGATATATGCCTGCTGCTGGGCGTTATCGGCCTGCTTGTTTACGCCCGAAACGCCTGTATTATAGTTCTGTTCCAACTGCCCCAGTGTGGAATCATAGTTGCTGTTCAGGCCGTTTTTCATCGTATTGTAGGAATTATTCAGGGCTGCCATGCTGCGGTCATATGCAGCCTGCGCGGCGGCGCGGCGCTGGGCCTCCAATGCGGCTGCCGCTGCCTGCTGCTGGGCGTAGATGCTTTGTAGAAGTTCTGCTTGGGAAGGGCCACGATAATAGTTCGAGCTACTTCCACTAGGTCTTTTATTCTTATCACCATAGGCTTGTTCTCTTGCAGCCTCTATGGATGCTTGAATTTCATCCTTGTTCCCCGGCAAGAAATGAGCATGTGGCTGAGGGTCTTGATTTGATGTTCTTATCATATTTCTTCTCCTCTCTACTAAAATACCCGCCCCTCTTTCCGAAGGGCGGGCACAACGTTTTGTTTTGCGCGGCTGCGGCAACCAGCCGCAGAAAATGCGCCGTGCAAAGCGGCAGGGCCGGGCACGGGGGATGTGCGCTTCCCCCGCCCGGCCCGCGCAAAAGCCCCGGCGCGTTCCGCGC